CCACAACAGCAGCGCGTCTATGACACCATCGCCAAGCACCAGCAGGAACAGGGCTACACGCCCACCCTGCGCACGCTAGGCGACGAGATGGGCATCAGCCAGTTTACCGTCAGGGTGCATCTCGAAAAGGTCATACAGAAAGATAGGGCTAGACGTGTCGGCACCCGTCACATAGAGTTGATGTGATCTGTTGTAGATCTTTCTCCTTGTGACCTGACCCGGTGGCTTGAAACCACCGGGTCTTTTTTTATTTCTTCAGACCCTTCACGCTGTCGATGACGCCGCCGCCAAAGTAGAACGACAGGATAATCAGGATCGCATAGTTGATGCTGAATTGCTCCATCACCTTGGTCACCGCATCCGGGTCGCCGTAGCCGCTGATGGTCATGCCCAGCACAAGGATGTAGCTTGCGAGGAATACCGCACCAAACATCAGCGCCAGATACCGCTGCGCGATCTTGAACGGCGCGTAGCTTTGCATGAGCTGCACGCGCTGCTCGGTCTTTGCCTTCACCTCTTCCTCGGTGCTGGTGTGCATCTCATCAATCAGGTCCAAGCCCTGCTTGATCACGTCCCCGCTTCCGAGGATCTTTGCCAATACTGCAAACATTACTGCCATTCTCCTGTCTCTAATTGCTTGGCCATCTCATTAGCGCGCCGCCCGACCTGCTTGGCCCAGCGGCTCTCGAGCAATTCCTTGCTGGCGATCAACACGTGGCCGTCTGCCATCGCCTCGTGGTGCTTGACGAACTTGTCGTAGCGCGGCTTGCCCAGATTAAATAGCAAGCTCAACACCACCGCACGGCGCGCGTCGTTTAGATCCTTGAACCAGTCATAGGTCATCGCCTCGGACATGCAGCGGTTGATATCGTTTTGTAGCAGGTAGTCGATCTCGTCATCGCTCAGGCCGTTGTCGTCGAGGTTTCGCCCGACGCCGATGGTCAGCTTGCCCACCGTGTCCTTGTATGGCTTGTGCCTGACACCCTCATGATGTCGCAGCATCTTGATCAGCTTATCCACTTCGCGTCTCCATTATTATCTCGACAGCCTTCTGCCAGCTATCGGCCTCGATGTCGGGCTGCTCGAAAAAGCTCGGCTGGCGTCGCTGACTAAACTGGTTAACGCAGCACGCCGCTTGGAAATGTACCTTGCGCTGCTCGATGGCGCAATGTGCGAGGATGTCGAAGTGCGCCAGCGTCGGCAGGTGCTTCTTTAGACGGCCCGACCCGTTCTGAAACTGATAGGCGTTGCGCCGCGTCTCCCGTGTGCGTAGGTGGCCCGACTTCACCTGCACCCGCATGAACACGCCGTCACCGTTCCACGCCACAAGGTCAACGCTGTCTTGCTGCGCCGGGGAAACGCGCCAGCCGAGGCCGAGGATTGCAGCCGCTGTGATATACTCCCCCATTAGCCCGGTCGTGGTTGCGGATTCGGTCACAGTCTTCCCTGTTCGTGCAGGACCAGCAGAACCAGCCCGGTCAGGACCGCCAGACAGCCGACGATGAACGCGGCAATGATCGCAGCGTCTATGATCTTGCGACGCTTTTCCATAGCAGCCACCTCGGCCTCGCGTCTGGCCACCCTTGCCTTTGCCTGAAACTTTTGCCAGTCGTGCCACAGCCCCGGCCTGCCGGCGTAGATCATGATCTGCTTCAGCTCGTCTTCCTGCTGCCGGATCTTCTCCAGCGCCAGAAATTCTTCGAGGTCGGACCCGCCGCCCTTCTTCTGCGCCTTGCGTTGCAGGCTTTCCTTCGCGCCAACAAACTGCGCCACAGAAGATGCGGCGTCAGCGATCTCCTTGCCATTGGATATGGCAGTCTTCAAAATTCCGAAGGCCGCATTTGCTGCGGCGATTTCCGCAAGCATCAGCGCCTCGTCACAACGACAAGGATCGCGATCAACATGCCGATCTGTATTAGATCAATCATCGGGACCGGGATCATTAGTAGACCTTCCGCGTTGGCGGGACCATCTGAGGCAGGCAGTACGCCGTCACAGTTGACCCCTGTTGGTGAAGCGTCCGAGCGTACCAGACGCACTCATTCAAATCCCGAAAGGCTAGGTCGTCGCTGACCTTGCGCTTGTCCTCGCCAGTGCCGAGGAAGACATACAGCACAAAGACCGGGACCAGATCCACATCAGTCGCGCCCGGTCCACTTGCGGACGGTCTCGGTCTCCCATATGCGGATGATGACCCAGATGCCTGTGACGACCGCCACAGCATCCGGTGCCATACCTATCCACGCAGCAAAAGTCCCGCTGCCGGCGGCTACGTCAATCAGGACTTTCTGCTCCTCTGGCATCAGTCAGCATCCGCAATGGTCAGCGTACCGGCTGCGACCTGACGCATGATTTCGTCGTAGTGGCGGTTGCCGGGGGCGAGGGGGATATTAATAACCTTGCTATCTATGGTTGCCTTTATAGCGCAGTTATTCCCTGAAATTAAATCAGTCAGATACTGCGCTGATGTAACGTTCATTTCATTCATGACTACAACTCCGCATCAAAAGCAATATAACCGTTTGCGTTATCCGATATCCTTACCCAAGCTGCATTACCAGCCGAACCGAAAGAACTGGTGAAAAGGGTCAATTCGCAACCGTTTTTATTAGCACCGTTAAGCGTGATATTAGTTGGGTTTGTTGTGCTATTGTTTTCCAGAACGGTAAAGTCACTCAACGCTGCGCCGTAAGAAAAGCTGGGTGCTGAACGCATTTCGACTGGAAACGAAAGACTGACATAGAAAGTGCCACCATTCCAATTCGGCACTGTTACAAATCCGCCATCTCCGGCGTTACCACTTTCGGTTCCGGTGATTTCAGAATAATAGCGTTTTGCCTTCTGAAGCGTGACCCCATACGGTTCATGCTCAAACGGCGTGGCCTGTTCGCCGACCTCAAGCTGGACGCCGGTGATGTACCACTCGTTGCTGGTGCTATCAGCAAGGTTGACCTGACCAACCGCACGGTCAGCGTTGACGTTAGCCTGCCAGTCAGTAGCAAGTGTTCCCGATGTATAGGTCGAACCAGCCCCAAGATACCAGCGAAGATACATAGACAAGCCGTTATCGTTTGTCAGTGTGCCGGTGGTGTCGCCAGCAAACGTCAGCTCTTTATGTTCCCAAGTGTCAGCAGATGAAATCGTGTACGCCTTGTGAATGTTACGGCTGTTGTCCGCATCGACAATCTCAAGGATGTAAGTGCCTGTCTTGTTGGAACGCACCCAGAAAGATACGGTAGTGGACAGCGCACCCGACGTACCTTTTTTCAACTGCTGTAAGTCTTGGCCTTCAATTCTGTAATTCAGGCCAGCAAAATCACCCGCTGCGGGGCTGGCGTCTGCTGTGGTGCAATCCCACTTCAAAGACTTGGCAAATCCGTCAGGGGCTGTGGATGACTGAGTTACTGTGAACGCACCCAAACTGCTGTTCTGTGCCTGAAAGCGGTCAAGTGTGTAGGTGGTGCCAACACTTGCAAAAGACGTACCCCGCTGGCTCACAGCCATCGAACCGTTCACCACCATATTCCTGCCCGTCAGGCCACCGGCATCAGCCGCACCCGCGAGGTCCGCGAAATCTCTTGCTCTGCTCATGATGCGTTCTCCTTAACAGGCCATCAGCACGCACGGCACAAGATAGCTGCCGTCGTCGTAGGTGTGTGAAACATTGGTGCTGGTCACCTTTGCAATCGTCTTGCTGCGAACAATGTCATCGCCCTGCGGCTTCGCAGTGCCGTCACCTGCCGACATCAGCAAGTCGCCGCGTGCTACTGTCGTGCCGCTGGCAATGCGGATGACCATATCGCCAGTCATTGCGATGTTCATGTCGGCGGTGAAGTCCTCGTCATCATCGTCCCAGTTGACGAAAACGCCAGCCACGTTGGCATCGCCCTCGACAGACGACACGGCCATACAGTTAAGCTGCTCGTTGTCTTCGGTGTATGCTGCGGTCTTTACGTCGCCAACAGATACGCCATCTGGCAATTCATCGTCTGCTGTCCAAAGCACCTCGTCGT